ACAAGAGCCGTAGTCTGCGCCGCTGAGGGCGCTGTAGCCAGTAAGGTAGAACTTCAAGTCGATAGTGAAGTCGCCATTGCCAAGCTCAAAGTCGACGTGATCTGCGAAGGAAAAATAACTTGGACCGCTAAACGAAAGCTCGCCCGTCGTCAAACGCGATGCACTTACGGCTGCACCACCATAGACACTGATGGCTTTCCCTACAGAACTCTTGTCTATTGCGTCACCGTGCAGCAGCAGAACTACGCTGTTCCAGGAAGGATCGCCCGCCATGGCTTACACCAGCGAGAAGATCTTCAACGTCCCGTTGTCCCACTGCGGCGTGATGTCACCGCCGTTGGTGGCCAGCGGGAAGCCGGTGATCGTGTCGATGTACAGCAGCAGCGGCGAGGTGCCGGCCACGCCGGTGTCCTTGTAGACCACCAGGCCCTCGGAGGTGTCGCCTGCCACGACCGCGGTGAAGGTCGGATCGTCCGCATCGAACCGGCCGCCAGCCACGCTCTTGCCCGACAGCGCCTGCGGCGTGCCCAGCACGTAGGCGGCGATGTCGCTGAAGAACTCGTCGGTCGCCAGCAGCTGCGGGTAGGTGTTCTTCACCAACGCAACCTTGATCGTGTCGGTGCCCAGGTTGATCGAGGCCGAGAGGATCTTCTCGGCGCCCTTGGCGTAGATAGCATTGGCCATTGGATCTCCTTGCGATCGAACTCAGAGTATAGGGGGCTGGGGGTTGGGTAGCGGGCAAAGAAAGGAAACCCCGCGCGATGACTGCACCCCCAGCTAGCATCGGCCCTAGCAGGCCCGTCATCGGTTCGGTGGCGTCAAGGACTCGTAGAGCCGCTCACAGCCGAGGCCGGCAATCCGGCTGCGGTCAACAAATCCGATAGTTGCGTCCTCAGCTTCTGCCAGCCTTCGCTGCACGTCGGCGAGCACACTGGCGGTGGCGTCGGCTGGCGCGCTTCGGACGGCAGAGGCGGGTTGCGCGGGGCTTCGAGCTGCGGTGCAGGCAACGGTGATCTGGTCGCGCAGCCGAACACCAGCAGCGCGAGTAACAGGCACAGCAGCAGCAGCAGCGCCGATCTGTTTGTGAATCTCATCAATGACTCCTTTGGCGGCGTCCACCTTGCGATGCTCTTCCGCGCGCGCGGCGGTGACCGCCTCGATCTGGGACTTCAGGGCGGCAGCGTCGCGGATCGCATCCGCAGCGTCGCGCTTGTTCTCCTCGACGGTCACGCCCTTGACGTAGCAGGCGCCGCCGAAGGCCAGCACCATCGCACCCACGACGAGCCAGCGACCGATAGGACCGGCCAGGAAGGCCAGGAGGGCGGTCATGCTGCCACCACCCCACCCGCGCGCGCGAAGGCGATCTCCAGCACGGCGTATTGCCGCTCCGGCTGCCCGTAGCCGGCGCCTGGGAACGACGCCCAGCGCGAGCGGCACTTGGCCACCGCCAGCTGCAGGCGCCCCGCCTCGATGTCTTCAAGCGCGTGGCATTCCTTGATCAGCTGGATGGCCCACTTGTCCTGCGAGTCATGGCCGAAGTCAGGCAGGTTCAGCAGTTTCTTGTAGGCGAGCCAGTATTTGCCCATCTCCTGGTAGCGGCCCGCCGCGTCGCTGTCCATCGCAGCGTTGTAGATCCGCGGATGCTTGGCGTAGCTGTTGAACAGCAGCGGCCGGTCGGACGTGGAGCCCACCAGCACGTTGTAGCCGTTGTCGCTCACCGCCAGCAGCGCCGGACCGATCTCGCTGTAGGCGATCATGTCCAGGAAGGCTTGGAGGTTCGGGCTCATAGATTCACGATTTCAGGCGGGGGCGGTGGCTGGGACGGCGGCAGCTGCGCAGGCGGCTTGTACCTCAGAGGCTGGTCGATGAACTTGCCCACCAGGCCGATCCCGGCAACGCCGGTCATGGCCCATGCAACGCCCTGCCCCGCCCATAGCGGCAGCTGGTTGGCCACCCACTGCGGCAGAGCGTGCCACCCGAGGCCAAGGCTCGTCACAAACGCAAGTGCGAGCGTGGAGTAGTGATGCAGGGCATCTTTCCAGTCGGTAACGATCTTCATTTGGTCGGCTTTCTTTAGTTGGTTGGGGTTGGGGTTGGGGTTGGCTTGATGATCACGGCCTCGGGCGATGGCGCGTAGACAACCTCGGTCTTGCTATGGTTGTTCAGCAGTCCACCGCCAAACAGGCCGACGACCAACGCGATGGTGATGCCGACTGCCTGCAGCACCAAGGTGTTGGTCTGGCGCTTGTCGGTTGCCGCGTCCTTCTGGCCAGAACCCATGCCTTCGGCCTTGTCCAGCAGCCGCTGCATCACGTCGATCTTTTCCACCACTGCGGCAAAGCGTTGATCGGCTTCAGCGCGAGGGATGAGCCGCGTCATCATGTCGTTGAGCGAGGCACGGAACTCGTTGACCGCCTCGAAGCGCTTCTCGGTGGACCCCTCCGCCTTGAGCACGGCGCGGTCGGCGGCGCTCAGCGCCGCCGCTACTGCCTTCTCGGCGGCCACCATGGCGGTTGATACCGCTTCGGTCTGCGCCTTGAAGCGCTGGTCGTAGCGCAGGTCACGCTCGTCCATCAACCCACGCAGATGGCCGACTGCCTTGTCCACTTCCGTGGGTATGCGCACGAGGTTGTCGTGCGCCACCGTCACCGCTTTTTCAACGCTGTCGATGCGCTGGTGAATCAGCTTTTCGAGCGAGGCTATCTCACGCTGTACGAGGGCGTTGGTGTATGTCTGGGCGACGTCATCGGTCATACATGCACCGAATCGGCATATCTAGACGCCGCCATACGAAACTACACGCACCTTGTGGCGCTTGTTGCCCTGCTCCTGCTTGGCCAGAGCGCAGTACGCGCGGAAACGCGCCTCCATCTCCTGGGCCTTGTTCTTGTCGAAGGTCTCGGCGTCCTGCTTGAGCAGCGCCAGGTGCTTGGCCCACAGCAGCAAGTGCCGGTGGTGCTGCTCGCCGATCTCGAAGGCATCGGCGTCGCTCACGATCGGCACGAGCGGCAGTCGAAACACTGACAGCTGCATCACACCGGCCAAGGAAGCCCGCGGGTAGATACGCGCCTTGTTTTCCTCCATCCCCACGATGAGCACACGGGCCGGGCCGGTGCGGCCATCAAAGCGCAGGCCCAGGCCGGGCATGTCCTCCTGGTTGACCACCGTGATCGGCGCGCCGGTGGCTGCGTCCACGCTGTCACGGATCTTCAGGATGAGGGGGCTGAGGTCAACCCACTCGTCGTCCACCTGGTAGACCAGCGAGGTGAGCAGCGAGGTCGCATCCGCAATGCCGTCGGTCAGGCGGCAGAACATCTTCTGCGCATCGTCGGCGAAGCCGTACACCTCGACGTCCGACCACAGGAACGGCTCGCTCGCGTCGCTCATCTCCAAGCGAAACAGAGCGAGCCATTCGGCGGTGGTCATGGCGCCGTCTTACGGCTTGGCTTCTTGCTCGGCCGCCTGGAACTGCGGCCACAGGTCCTTGACCTCGCGGGCCTCGACGCGCCAGCCCAGCAGCGCGCTCAGCAGATCGACCTTGGGAAAGCCGTTGCCGGCGAAGTCCTCGCGGTCGCCGCGATCGACCATCTTGCCGAAGCCCTCGAACACGGCGGCCTTGAGCTCCTCGGGGTTCGTGGGGCGTACCGGGCCGGTGGAGGCCACGGGCTCTTCGACGTCGCTCTCGGGCACCAGGCCGGCGGCGATCGCCTCGGCTTCGAGCGCGGGCGGCACGTGCACGAAGGCGAGCGTGCCGTCGGCCTCCTTGCCGGGGAATTCGACGCTGTGGCCGGTGGTCGAGACGACCTGGCGGGTACGCTTGAGGGGGTTGGCGAAACGCATTTTGAAGTTCTCCTGGAAATGGATGACCCACGCGGGGCCTGGTGGAAAACAGGCCCCCGATGGGAGCCTGTTTTTTCTAGAGGCGGCTCACGCGGCCTTGCATCAGGCGATCATCGTTTCGTTGGCCCGCCCGTTGATCACGTAGCTGACGCGCACGGTGACCTGGCCGCCGATCGCGTCCGCCACCGTGGGGGCCACGGTCAAGCGCAGGTTCTCGCCGTTGCCAACGTAGCCGGTGGGCACCAGCGGCGTGTCGCCCGCGCCGAGCCGGTCGGTGGCGGCCAGGTAGCGCGCCGGGTTGGCCGAATCGCCGAGCGACACGTTGTAGGCCGTCGCGCCGGTGACGGCCTTGTCGGTGGTGACGAAGCCATCGAGGATGTACGCGCCGGGCGGCAGCGGGATCACGTCGGCGACCATAGGGGCGGCCACCGTCTTGAAGTCGCGCACGACCCCGTTGATGTCCTTCATCGTGTCGTCGAAGTTGAACGTGAAGTCAGCGTGCAGGATGTACTGCGCGGTGCGAGCGGGGATTCTGAGTGCCATGTCTGGTTCTCCCTTACTGAGCCACGTAGCAGCTGATGACGCCGAAATCTTCGACGGCATTGCTCTCGTAGATGTTGCCGAACTTGGGCTTCAGGAAGCCGAGAATCTTGCCCGTGGAGATGCCCTGCTGGTTGTCGTAGTCGAAGCCCTTTTCGTTCCACTCCGGGGCGCCGATGTCGGCCATGCCGAGCGCCTGGGCGCCGCAAAACAGCACCTGGCAGCCGTCCACCAGGCCACCGGCACCCCACTTGGAGCCGCTCGGGGCCTTGGAGGTGTTGTAGACGTGGCGGAACTCGTGCAGGTAGATGCCGTCGATCTTCACCGAGGTGCCGGTGAACAGCGGGTTGGCCTTGTCGCGCTCCTGCGCATGGCGCAGGTTGAGCACGTAGGTCGGGTCGATCTTCAGCTTGGCCATGCACGTTGGCGACAGGAACGCGTGGAAGTTCTCCTCGCCGCCAGGCTCGTTGCAGCCGCGGATGTAGCGCTCCTTGGCGTAGGCCTTCAGCGCTACGAACATCTCCCACATCGGCAAGTCGGTGGCGGCCAGGCCGGAGTTGGCGGCCGACGGGCCCACCAGGGCCTTGGTGGTGCCGTTCCAGCGCAGGCGCCGGGCCGGCGAAGGCGCGGTCACGTCGGCGGCGTAGTCCAGGTACGGCAGATCCGAGCCGACGCGGATGCCGCCGCCGTTGGTGCTGGCGTAGCCCACGCCCGACAGCGTGAGGAAGGCCATCTGGTCGATGCGATCGGCCAGCCAGTACGACAGCACGTTGCGCGAGTTGCCGCGGAACTCGACCACCGAGCGCTGGTCGGCCATCTTGCCCTCGTGGCGGTTGGCGTGACGCAGCTGGTCCAGGCGGATCACCTGGTCGAAGGTCTGCATCGCCTCTTCGTTGCCTTCCAGGGTGCGGTCACCGGCGATGCCGTCGCCGGTCAGGTCGGCCAGCAGCGTGATCACTGCGCGGGCGCCCTTTTCGGTCTTCTTCAGCTCGGTGATGTGCTGGATCAGGGAATTCGGGCCCTGGCCGAGGAAGCGGTTGACGAACGACATGTTGCGTGCGTTCTTCCACAGGTCCATCGACCAGATGGTCTTCTGCTCCAGGGTGAGCAGGCTAAAGTTCGTGAGCATTTGAGGCCACCTCCAATGGGTGTTGAGCGAGCTTGAAGAAGACTCCTGCGTGCCGTCTGTCGCTGCGTGCCTGCGAGTGCTGAAGTTGTCGTACTTCGAACGTGGTTAGATCGAATACTACACCGAAAAACCGTGAGCACTCGAAAAAAGAAAAAAAGGGGCCGCGGTATGTGATCCCGCGGCCCCCCGAAACGCCGGCATGCGCGCCGGCTGTCCCATCACGGACTCGAAACTTCTTCAGCGGTCGCGGGCCGCTCGTCGATGGTCACGCCATCGTGCGGCACGCCGATCCAGTCGCTCTCGGCATTGCTGCCTGGGCCGGACTTGCCGAGGATGGCGCCGCTGGCGTTCTTGACCTCGGCGACGTAGCTGCCATTGGTCCGCACTTTGATACTGGTGGTCATGAGGTTGCCTTTCGTGGGTTGGGGATCAACTACGCGATGACGTCGCCGCGCATGGCGGCCAGCGTTTTTTCGTCCAGCTTGATGAAGTCGTGGTACGGCAGCCGGATGGCGTCCGAGCCACGCAGCGTGCCGCCGGCCTTGTCGCTGTCAGCGCCGACGCCCTTGGTGGCCGGGGGCTGCTTGCCCGCGGCGGCCAGGTTGACCGCCAGCTGCGCGCGCTTGCGCTCCTCGGCCACCTTCTTGGCCGCGTCCTTGGCGTCCACACGCGGAGTCACCTCGACTGCCGCATCCTGCTTGGCCGTGGCCGGGCGCAGCAGCACCTTGGCGGCCTTTTGCAGCGCGTTGGCCGGCGTGTAGCCCTTCAACTGGTACGCCTGCGACAGCTCCACGACCTCCTCGACGGTCTCGGGGTCGTAGTTCTCCTTGTCGTCGGGGTTCAGGACCGGAAACGCCGTCTCCAGGCGCTCCACGGTGGTGTCATACCGCACCCGTTCGTAGGCGCGCGACTCCGCGGCCTGCGTGGCCAGGGCCGCTTTCGACTCGATGATCGAGCGCTCGGTGGTGCGGATCTCGCGCATCACTTTGGTGGCCTTCTCGTGCTCGCCGTCCACCAGCAGCCTGGAGTAGTCCGCCTCCAGGGTCAGCAGCGTGCCCTCGGCGGCGGTGATCTGCTCGTTGGTGGCCGCCAGCTGCCCGCCGCGCTCGTACTGGGCCAGTTTGTTCTCCAGGTCCGTGCGAATCGCGCGCTCGCGCTCCAGGATCTCCTTGTGGCGCGCCGCCGGGATGCGGGTGTCCTTGTCCTTGGCTTTGGCGACCGCCGCAGCGACCGCCTCGGGGTCATCCTTGTCGACGCCGGCCAGGGCCGCGATGGCAGCCTCTTCTTTCTCCTGGACTTTCGCCGCCTCGGCCTCGGTGGCCGCCAGTGCGTCGGCGGCCTCCTTGGCGTCGCCCTCGGTCGACTCGAATGCGTCGCCGCGATCGGCGCCCTCGTCCTTGGTGTCGCTGCCGGTGCCGGTGCCGGTGCCGGAGTCGCCCGACTGCGCCGCTGGGGCCATCTTCTTGAACATGCTTTGCTTTCAGGTGGTGGTGGTTGGCTTGGGGTTCGCAGCGGCCTGGGCGGCTGTTGCGCGCTCGATGGCCCGCTTCTCGGCCATGTCGTGTGCCGTGAGCTGCTCCTGCACCCTGTTGGTCTGGCGCGTCTCCTGCAGCTTGGCAAAATCAATCTGCTTTTGGTGATCGAGCTCTTGCAGCCCCAGATCGTGGTCCGCAGCCACCTTGTGCAGCGCTGCCTCGTCGCCGTCGCCGTCGCCCTTGGGCTGCTCGATCGGCGTGGCGGCGTCCTTGCTGCCCTTGA